AGCTCTGTAGATTTTCCTCCTACTCCTGCCACATCAATTACTTCGTCAGTTTCAATTTTTCCTGTTCCTTCAACATCTCCTCCTTCTTGAAGTTGTTTTCTTTTAGAATATTTTTCTTTTTTGTTGTGTATTCTAGGAATAATTTTTTTACTAAATACCCAATTACCATTTTCATCTTTTTCAACATATCTTTTATCATAAAACTCTATTTGACTTCCTCCTCCATATTTTATTATTTTATTGATTTGAGAGTTTTGAAAATTATATTTATCGTAATAAGATATATAATAACCATGCTCATCTTTTGCTAAAGATACTTTAAAGTTAGAATATGGATCATATCCACGAGGGCCTTTAGCAGATTCTGGCCAATGTGGATTAGCATTTCCTATATAACTCCATTCTACATTTTCTATAGGATTTTCTGTAAATCCTAGTCTTTTAAAAGGTTCTATAAACTTATCGCCACGTTTATAATAATTATTAGGATTCCACATGCCGTCCTTATCTTGCTGAGCACTGTTTTTTAATTCTTGATAATTTTCTGGTCTTTGATAATCTGCAGAATATACATTACCTTTATCATCATAAAAACTGTTAGCCTGTTTTAATAATAAATCCCAATCAAAAACATCTGATGAATAATATTTAACATAGTTTTCAGTTTCAATAGCTGGTCTATAATCTGATTCTCTAAAATATTTATTTTCTACTTCTAATCCTAAAGCCATTCTATACGCCTCTTCATCTATATTTAAATCTCCATCAGCATCTAAATAAGGTTCTGATTTCCCAATACTTCCTTTTTGGGGCCTCATTGTATCTGGATATAAATTATCTGGTGATAGTAAGTTACCTTCTTCATCATCAAAAAGCAACTCATTAATAAGTCCCGCAGTTGCATTAGGATAACTTCCTGGTCTAACCATTTTATATATATATTCATTAAGCCCTTCACTCCAAATATTTTGTATATGGCTTTTAATATTACTAAATCCTTTTTTAATATTTTCCCAAGTAAAAGGTCTCATTTTTTCAGTTCCCTCCATGCCTGTATATTGCTGATCTTCTCTTCCCCCTTCTTGAAATTTAACAACACCTCCCGTTTGACCACGCATAGTTCTGTTAGGATCAGTAGTATCATCCATAATTTCATCGTTTTGTACAAACGTATTCATCATTTCTAAAATTACCTCATCTTCATAATCTCTAAATAAACTATTTTGTTTGTTAAATCTTTTTGGATGCTTACGCATATAATCTAAATGTTCTTGTGTAAATTGAAAATCAGGATCATTAAAATCATACATACCTTCATTATGCAATTGAAATCTTGTTGTTTCAATATCAGATTTAACTTCGTCAGGCTTACTATCATGCCCAAATTCCGCTGCTGTATCTTTCCTCTTCTTAGTTAATTCAATTTCATAATCGCTCATAAGAGATAATTGTCCAACTTGATTAGGATCTCTTTTATATGTATCTGTTTTTGGATCATATATTAAAAACTGATTTCCTTCCAGAGCTCCTGTTCCATGAGTTATTTCATTAACAAGACCAGCAGCAAGATCTTTTTTTGTTTTAGGGCCACTTACATATCTTCCAAATTTCCTGTTTGATATTTCCTTATCTGCCCCAAAATTATATGTTGCTTTATGTTCATCATAATAATAAGCAGTATCATAATGCTCTAAAGGATCTCCTGCCGCTAAATATTCTCTAAGCTCTTCTGGATCCATTTTAGATTGTTTTTTAAGCTCTTTTAGATATGCCTTACCATCTGTTTCATGAAAATCAATAGTATTTAATAATTTAATTTTATCTGCTTTAATAGCTTCATAATTTTCTTCTCCATATTGTGCTATTACTCTCTCTTTAAATATAGGAGATTCATAATAATTAGTAAAATATGTTATAGCTTCTTCTTTTGCTTTTTCTCCTTTTCTACTTGGAGTATGTTCAGACATAGGATAAACTTGTTTCTGATGTCTTGGTAGCCTTGTTTGAGTATTACTGCCATGAATTGATTCTTGCCATACTTGAAAATCTGAAAGTTCAAATCCCGTTTCATCTGATACTCTTATTTTCCACTCTTTCCTTGTTTCTCCAGGAAGTTTATCTTTTCTATATTTCCTATTTTTATGTTTTTTAACTATACTTTTTGTAGTTTCTCCTTTAAATAAATTTAAATATTCATTCGTTTCTTCCTGATAAGGTGCATCTTTATATGGTTGGTTTCCTTCTTCATCTGTATACTCTTCATCAATAGCATAAGGAGCTTCTACAACTCCATCAGTCTGATATTTAGCTGCACCTCCTTGTCGATAGGATGAAGCAGTTTCAATAACTGTACCAGGATCATCTCCCATATTTAAATTTTGAATTCCAGGGGGAACAGATTGATAACTCCTAACTAGGTTTCCCTCTTTATTGAATTTTTTTATATCGATAGGATAATTCATTCCTACAGTATTAAAACTACCTGAGGAACTTGGGAATACCATTGAAGTTCCTTGGGGCTGATTTCTCAACCCCGCAGTTCTTTCATTAGCTGTAGTAGCGACACGTACATTTTCTTGAGGCGCGTTAAGCATCTCACTAAAATTTTGTCTTGTACTAATAGCTTGTTTTAATAGATCTATTAGTGATGCCATATATTACTATTACGATTTCTTAAATATTGCAAAATCTACAATTTCAGATCCTGTATTTGATTGTACTTCTATTCCTATATCAACTTTTACAGGAAGAAAACAAAATTCTCCTACAGCTAATTGTGCAAGAGCTGTTCCTCCTGCAGTTCGAACATCTACTGTTCTACTATTTGTTCCTACATTTTTAATGTATGCATAGTAAGCTCCTGTACTAATAGCTGCTAATTCTGTAGGTGCTGTATGTAATACAGTAATTCTAGATGATTCTGCTGGATCTGTAACTGCTAATGAATCTGTTGCTGTTTTAAATTTTTTAAAGATTAATTATTATGCTGTTGCTTCAAAAACCATTACTTCTAAAGTAGGTGTTCCATCAGCAGATAGTGCATCTAAGTTTTCTGTTCCATCCCATGGGAAAAAAGCAAATTCTCCTGCTCCTAATTTTATAAAATCTTCCATACCAAATGTTAATGTTTCATTTGAATTAGTTGCTGTTGCAGCATGAGACATTTCAAATGTAGTTGTATTTGTTACAGAAGCTACAGTTGCACTAGCATGTATCCCAGTTCCTGAAATAGTCATTCCAAAACTAATGTTTGCAGTACTATCCATAGTTACTGTTGCATCAGTATTATTAGTATCACAAGTAGCATCAGTTGATTTTTTTCCTATTGTTATTATTTCAGATGCAGTTGTGCTTTTATTTTGCACAAAAACGTATGACTTATTATAAGTATTAGCTAATAAATCTGAAGAAGTAGCTGCCATTACTTTTGTAAATCTTTTTACATCTCCAGCTACTGATAAACTATCTGTCACTGAAAGAGCTAAAGCGTCTGATCCTCCATCTGCACATGTTAAAGTTAAAGTTGGTGTTAAAGTTGCCATATTTTAATTATTTTTTATTGTTATTATTTTTTTTACTGTCGGTTTTAGCCTTCTTTACTTGAGCTTTGGCTTTCATTTTCTCAGTCCCTTCTTTTGCTATATTACTTCTACGAGTCTCAGATAATCTTTCTCTTTCAACTTCAGCAGATTTATCTGTAGCATCTTTTGTTAAAGCAGCTTTTTCTCCATCTGTATTAGCTTTAATTTGTGCTACTGTTATTGCTGTTTCAGCTTGAAGTTCTGCTATATCTACTTTATTATCTCTTTCTGCTTCATTTTCTTCAGCTATAGCTTCTTGTTGAGCTTGCTGTGCTTCCATTTGAGCTTGTTGCATTTGTTGTTCAGCTTCTCTTTGTTGTTCAGCTAATTTTTGCATTTGCTGTTCTGCGTTTTTAATTTTATCTTTTAATTGTGTAAAAGATGTAGCTTCCATCATTTCCATAATAGCAGATGCAGGAACTCCATTTTGAATCATAGACTGTCCTAAAGCTCTAGCCTGATTAATTTTATCTTGTTCTTCTCCAGAATTACTTACAAAAATACCATATTCAGATTCTGCATGTTGTATAGCATCTATATCTAAATAATCTGATGTTCCATCAGGCATTATATACATTGTACTTTTTCCTGTTACCCATGCTTCTTTAGAATAATCCAGTAAAGCCTGAAGATCTCTTTGTTCTAATCTTCCAAATTTTCTAAACATATCTTCAGTAATATGAGAAGATTGTACAATCGCTTGCTGCGAAGTGGCTTTACCTTCATAAGTTCCAACCTGTCCTTGTCTTTGTCTATTTACTCCAGAAAGCTTTTCCCACTCTTCCATAATAGAACTAAGAAGAACAATATACTGCTCAATTGTTTTGATAGACATATCTAACACAGATTGATGTTGAGGTGATAAAGTTACACCTTCCTTATTGTAATCTACCCAGGCAATACCAGTACCTTCAACATAATACATAAATTTATCCATATCCCATTTTTTAGGGATCATGTTGATGTCAAATTGAGCTATAATATCCTTAGATCTAGCAATTGCAAGTTCTAATCTATATTTATATATATTATAATTTAATTGGTAAGGAATACCCAGTGAGACCAAAGAGATATTAGCAGAGTTAATGTCTGAGTACCTACGACCATTAACTGGTAATTTACATTTGGAGGGATTGTCTAATGAGCCCCTTTGGTTAATCACTGGGGAGATATTAATAAAAATGTCTCCATCTAATCTTGTTCCTTGCCATACTTCATTTACCCATAGCCAGGTAAGTTTTGCTCCCTGCTCCTTCATTTCAGCAGGTAATTTAAAATTTTCAGGTACTTCCATTTCTTCAACTGTGCCTACATTAGGATCTACATATTGTAAAAATCCTAATCTTCTTCTAGATTTCCAATATACAGTAACTGCTTCTATCATTCTGCTTCTCCACGGATCTTTATCTGGAGTAGAACTTTTATGCATTAGCCAAGAATCTACACTGTTTTGAGTTGGGTTTTCTAATTGATCTATATGAGCATCTGTTAAATAATCATGATAATGATCAATAATTGTAGATGCATGTGAAAATTTTCTTATAACTGCCCAATCTCCATCTTCTACAAATTCAAGATCTGGATCTAAGTCATAATCTATATCTAATGGATTTAAAATATCATAAAAAGGTTCTCCATTTCTAACTCCTCTTTCTGTATATACTTCCCCAGAAACTAAAAAATGAAACCATGCTTTTTGTAATTTATCATGAACTTCTTGTTCTTGCATAATATAATTTATAGCATGCTGCCCTATAATTGCACGATTATCTTTATATGTTCTTTCAAAAAGTTCTGCTATATGTTCAGGAAGCTCTACTTCTTGTGAAGGAACTCCTGTTTGTTGTCCTTGAGAATTCATTTGATTAATGAATTGTTGATGTAAATTCATTAAAAGCATTTGATTTTTTGCTTTCATTTTTTCAGTTACTACATCAGCATTATTAACTGCGACTGAATAATGAAAAGGTCTTTTAGTTTTTTCCCCTAAAAGTAAATCAATAATTGGTTTGATTATAGGATAATTTCTTAATTTTGATGGAAAGTTTTTACGAGTTTTTCCATAAGGTTTTAATACATAATTATAATCCTCATCTGAAATTTCTCCATTATAAAAATCATATAATTTTTGTAACTCGTCTCTTCTAGAAGAATATCCTCCATGATTCCCCCCTAAATTAGATAAATTTATAAAAGCCGCCACACAATCTTCTCTCCACTTTTTGGTTTTTTTAGAAGAAGGAAGTTTTTGTCTTGGTATGTCTTGGTATGTACTCATCCTACAAAAATAATCAAAAATATTAAATATATTAGCATACTAATATTTATTATATATATTATTATAACTATAACACTTATTAAACATAATTTTTATCAAACCAACTATCTGCAGCGCGATCTTCTAACACCTCTTTAATTTCTGCATTATATAATTCTCTTGTATGATACATTCCAATCATAAATGCCATTACGCGGTCAAAGTTACCTTTATGATTAAATTTAATTAATTCTTGAATTAAAGCTGGATCATAAATTTTATGTAAATTTAATAGATTTTCTCCATTTTCATCAGTTCCTCTTGGAGATATTAGCCAATCTCTAATATATATTTCTCCTTGTCTTTTTCTTTGTTCTGTCATATGC